ATTCGTCCAGCAGGGCGCGCGCCTCTTGCCACACGGGATCCCCGCTCTGAAACACACGCGCGTCCCACTCGCACAGCCGCATCAGCACGTCCACAAGCCTCTCAGTACGGTCCAGAGACCTGTTGACGCCCTTCCGTACAGCGTCCTCGCAGTCCATCACAGGCATCTCCATCTCCTGTTCCTGGCGTTTGGGGGACGCCTCCCTTGCCAGTAGCGTCCCCCCGCCAGCCTTTCGTATCAGGTCACCACAGCGCTTCGCTTGATACTGCGAGTCACCACGGTGACGGCGTCGTGGTTCTCCTTGTACGTCTCACAGCCTGCAATGACGGTCTGCCGATACTCAGTCTCCTTCCTGAGGGAAGAGAAAGGGGAGGACGCCGAAGCGCCCTCCCCATCGTCTCACCGCTGGACTGGTGCGAATGTCATTGCGGCCAGCCCATCGACCTCCACACGGTACGTTCCCCAGCCGTCGTCAATGCGCATCCGATAGCGCCTACCGAGGACGACCTGACACCAAGCGGCATACTGGTAGGCGGTCAACTTGGGATTGTCGCACCGCTCCAGCAGACCACCATCAGGCGCAGGCTCCAGGACCGTAGCGGCCGCACGCCGCCGCACAGGGACCTGAGTCTGACCCGATCCCCCAAACCGTACAGGTACGTTCACCGCTCCACCCTCCACAGATATCGCTCGGCCTCGACACGTCGTCTCGGCTCTTGTGCTCGCTCCCCTCCAGCACAAGCAATATACGCGCTTTCCCGCAAACTCGCCAGCCCCTTTCAAGCACTTTCTCGCAACTTTTTTTGCTACCCGCCACAAACCACCACCAATACACATGTTACGTCCCGCAACTTTTTTTCTGCCCCAACCGCCAAAACCCCCTAGTATACGTAAGGGATTATACCTTTCGCCTGGAGTGAAGAAGAAGTAGAGAACGAAGAACAACGGAAAAGAGGAAGGGGGGAAATGGATTTCGAGTCGAACCGACCGTTCCTGGTCGCGCCTGGAAGTCGGCAGCGCTGAGAGTCGTCGGCGCTGGCAGTCGGCGCTGTTTCGGTCCCTCGAAATCGGTCGGTGTGCTCAAGGGTTCGGTCGAGCACAGCCAGCAAAGTCGGTCAGACGGCCACCAGACGCCAGGTCGAGCGAGGGCGAGTCGAGGGTGAGAGGGGAAGGACGCCGAGAGGACCCGACCGCGAGGCAGGGTTGAACCACTCCCCCGGCCGATGCGAGCCGCTTCGTAATCACTTAGACCCGACCTTTTCCCCCGCGGGAATCCTGCTAAAAAATCTGAGTAGTGAAGATCTGAGGTATCCAATGCTCCCCGCTGTGTCGTTGTGTCAAACGCTGCGTATGTGTGGCGGAGTGTCCTGTAATCGGACATGTCAGAGAATCGTACAGATTTCACTTGACAGGCAGTTGGATTTGCGGTAGAGGGCGTAAATAGCATGAGGGTGCTTTGGCTTTCGCGGAGATGGTGAGAGGGTCATGGCTGGCACGAGCAGGCAGTTGAAGGAGTCGTTGAAGGAGTCTGGTCTTTGGCCGGAGTTCGTTCAGTACCGGCAGTCGTTGCGTGACGAGGGGATGTCGGGGGCACAGTCGCAGCGGCGTGCCGAGGAGAAGTTCCGCCTGCGTTTTTCTGGGGGAGCAGGGGCCCCAGGTTCCGCGAGAGCGGCGGATGGGGTCAGGGTGGGGGGTTCTCCTTTCGGGGGGGACCTCCCTGGACCCCGTGGTGGTGGGATGTTGGCGGTGCAGGAGGACTTTGCGGAGAAGCCGCCATCGACGTTGAGGGACGACATTCTGTGGGTGTACCAGAGTTTGGCGGTGACGGATGTGCTTCCTGGTGACGCACCGAGTTCGGGGGCCTGGGGGCTTTTGACGTGGGTTCGGCAGGCGAAGCAGAACCAGACGGAGTTTTTCAAGAGCCTGGTAAGCCGGCTGATTCCGAACCGGCAGGCGTTTGACCGGGCGGAGCAAGAGACTGATGACGTCCGAAACCTCACAAGTACGATTCAGAAACTCAGACGGGCTGCTGCTGACCCCGCACTATCATCTGGTGCCGAAGGGGTTTGAGGACAACCTGCGGTTCCGGAATGCGGTGCTGCGGGATGCTGGCCACGACCCCGACATGCGGCTCGATCTGCGGCGGATGTGTGCCGACGACGTGCTGTTCTACGTCAATGCGTTCGTGTGGACGTACAATCCGCGGCTTCCTTCCCCGATTGTTCCCTTCATCACCTACCCCTACCAGGATGAGGCGATTATGACTCTGCTCAAGGCGACAGGGATGGTCCCGGGGCACACTCCTCAGGATGTCTTTGTCGAGAAGAGCCGGGACATGGGCGGGTCCTGGATGTCGATCCTGGTGCATGAGTACCTGTGGCACTGGCGGGACATGCTGAGTTTCCTGTGGGTGTCTCGAAAGGAGGATCTGGTAGACAAGACGGACGACCCGAAGTCACTGATGTGGAAGTTGGATTTTCTGCTGAAGTGGTTGCCGCCGTTTTTGAGGCCCAACTATCAACGGAGCCGTCTCCATGCCAAGAATCTGGATTCGGGTTCGACTATCGACGGCGAAAGTACGACTGGCGACGTGGCTCGCGGTGACCGTCGTACGTCGATTCTGCTCGATGAGTTCGCATCGGTGGAAGAGGGGGAGAAAGTTCTCGCGGCCACCGCCGATGCCACTGACTGCCGGATGTTCAACTCCACACCCAAGGGAACGGGGACCGCCTTCTACACCGTCAAGATGACGGAGATCGAGTCGGTCACGATGCACTGGAAGCGGCATCCGAACAAGGGTGCCGGGCTGTACACGTCTGAGGATGGGCGATTGAAGGTCCTGGACCCCGTCTACGCATTCCCCACGGATTACAAGTTCATCCTGGACGGCAAGATCCGCTCTCCCTGGTACGACAGTGAGTGTAGGCGCCGCGCCTCCAAGTTGGAAATCGCCCAGGAACTGGACATCGACTACCATGCCTCGGGGAGCCAGTTCTACGATGCCGGCGTTCTGAAAGAGGCCGAAGCGGAACTCATTCGTCCTCCGCTGTTCGTCGGGGAGATCCAGTACACCGCGGATGCAGAACCAACCGGCTTGGTCGAGAAAGAAGGTGGCCGGCTGCGGGTGTGGGGGCTTCTGAACTCGCTGACCTCCAAGCCGGCGCAGGACCGTCGCTACGTGATGGGGAGTGATGTATCAGCCGGCTCGGACGCTTCGCCCTCCTGTGCCAGTATCGGGGACGTTCAGACCGGGGAGAAGGTGGTCGAGTTCGCTACCATCAACATGCCGCCCTACAGGTTCGCTGAGTTGTGCGTCGCCCTGGCCCGTTGGTACCGCACCCCTGTCGCTCCCTGCTTCATGGTCTGGGAAATGAACGGTCCTGGCGGGCCGTTCGGCAAGCGCGTTCTGGAACTCGGCTACACCGATGTCTACTACCGCCGGAGTTCGAGCGGGCGCCCTGCTTCGAGCCCCGGATGGCATGCCAATGCTGAGACCCGGCGCGAGTTGCACGAAAGCCACCGCCGGGCCCTGGCTGCAAAGACCTTCATCAACCGCAGCCGGCTCGCGAACGACGAAGCCGCTGAGTACATCTACACCATGACCGGGTCGGTCGAGCATGCGCGCTCTCGCTCAACGAGTGATCCGACGGGTGCCCGGGCCAATCACGGCGACCGATGCAAGGCAGATGCGCTGTGCTGGCTCGGTTTTGAGGGCTCTGCGCCCGAAGAGAGCCCGGAGCCCGAGACGCCTGAACATTGTTTCGCTGCTCGTCAAGAAGCGGCGCGAAAAGCACGGAGGGCCAATCGAGAGGATGTCTGGTGACGGAGTCACGGTCGTCCAGTGCCCGAAGTGCGGAATGGAGCATGAGGTTGTCTTGCCTCCTGACGACCAGGAACTGTCGGTGTGGTGCCCCTGTGGGACCTATTTCTGCGTGTACGCAGATGGGACGGTGACACGTGGCCATTGACGATCGGACACTCAAGAAACTCCGCGATGCAATGGAGCACAGTTACAAGTCGCTGGGTACGTTCAGGAAGAACCGCCGGGATGCCCTGAAGGAGTACGTGGGAAGCCACTACTCGGACAACGGAGCCGACGACAAGGTTCCTTTCAATCTGCTCGAGTTGACGACCGGAATCTACGTCAGGCACTTGCTGGGCGGCACTCCTCGGGTCTTGATTACAACGCCTCACTTGGCGCTCCGGCCAATGGCATACAACTTCGGGCAGGCCCTCAACCGCTTGGCCCAGCAGATCCACCTTGCCAATACCTTTCGCTCTGTGGCGAAGCGGGCAATCTTCTCCTGGGGGTTGGTCAAGGTCGGGCTGGGCGCGTACGGCATGCTCCCGGACGGCGGCATTGGCGACGAGATCGGCCGGCCCTTCTGTGACGTCATCGACCTGGACGATTGGGTCCACGACATGACAGCCAAGGACTGGGACCACATGGCCTTCTGCGGGCACAGGTACCGCATCCCGTACGAGGACTTCATGGCAAGCAGCCTGTACAAGAACAAGGATGCGATCAAACCGAGTGAACGGAGTTCGGTAGACAATCAGACCGGGGATGAGCGAACCGAAGCCATTTCGAGGGACATGCCGAGCATCCCGGACCTTGGGGAGTTCGAGCCCCACATTGAGTTCTTCGATATGTGGCTCCCGCGCACAGGCCAGGTTTTGACCCTGCCAGTCCAGCAAAAGGACGTTGTTGCCCGAGAAGTTGAGTGGGAAGGCCCTGAAAGCGGGCCTTACAAGCGCCTCGGATACTGTGAAGTCGAAGGACAGATCCTTCCCCTGCCTCCAGTGGCCCTGTGGCGGGACATGCATCAACTTGCCAACGGCCTGTGGCGGAAACTGGAGCGGCAAGCAATACGCCAGAAGAAGATCCTCGGCTTCGACCCGGCAGGTGTGTCCGACGCCAAGAACATCGTCAACGCCAATGACGGTGACGCCGTCAAGATGAACGCGAACAACAGCAAGGAGTTCAGTTTCGGCGGCATCGACAACGGCAACCTTGCCTTTCTCATGTCCGCCGTCGATCAGTTCAGTTGGCTTGTTGGCAACCTTGATGCTCTCGGTGGGCTGGGCCCTCAGGCTGAGACCTTGGGCCAGGAGCGGATCATCAAAAGCAGCGCCAACGAGCGCGTTCAGGACATGGAACGGGCCACTCAGGAGTTTGTGGTAGACGTGTTCAGAGACCTAGGCCTCTACCTCTGGACCGACCCCTTCATCGAGATACCCTTTACCAAACGCATCCCGGGAACCGAACTCGAACTCGAGAGACTGTGGACTCCCGATCTCCGAGAAGGGGACTTTCTCGACTACAACTTCGAGTTGCACCCGTACTCCATGCAGGCATCGACGCCGGGGGACAAACTCAACCTTGTCCTGCAGATCTTCCAGCAGGTCATTGTGCCAAGCATGCCGGTGATGCAGCAGCAGGGCATCGGTGTAGATTTCGAGGGTCTGTTCCGGCTCATCGGACGCTACGCCGACCTGCCGGAGATCGAGGAAGTGCTTCTCGCGAACCAGCCTGTCGTTGCTCCCGAGGGCCCGATCAATCCGCGGAACATCCGGCCGGGAACCACCCGACGTGAGAACGTACGAATCAATGCCCCTGCCGGAACGCGGCGGGGTCGAAGTGCGGCGCTGATGCAGACGCTGCTGGGCGCCGGCGTCCAGAACGCTGAGATGGCCCCACTTCTACGAACGGGAAGGTAGGCCACGCACTATGACGAAACGGCGAGATGATGGGATGTTGGATGTCTGCAAGCAGAAGTTCGTAACCATTGAGAGCGGCCTCTTGAGGCACTCCAAACGCCTGTATGCGATCTGGGCGACGATCATCGGCTTGGTGCTTGCCGGCGTTGCAGCCCTCCATGCCGTCGCTGAGTCTCGCCTGAGCATTGTCGTCTTCGGTGAGCATCAAGTGCGCATGGAAAAGGCTCTCGAGGCTGCGACCGAGACGCATGATGCCGTAATCCGTATCGAGACGAAACTGGAAGCCATTGAGAAGACTCTGAACCACGAGGGCAACTAAGGTGCCGACCTACTGTTACAGAGCGGGTGACATAATCTACCACGTGCCCATGTCCTACAAGGAGATGAAGCGCCTGCAGAAGAAGGATGGCACGATTGTCTTGACGGTGAAGGACAAGAAAGTCATCGGCCGCCGTGACTATCCAGCCGAGCACATTCCCCGCAAATCGACTGGCGACGGCGCCTGGCCCATCCACTCTGAGGCCGCTGCGGTCAATCCTGAGGATATTCCGCGGGCGATGGCTGATGCCCGCAGACATGGCGTGCCAACGACCTTTGACCGAGAGGGCCGTCCGATACTGCGGAGTCGCGCCCATCGGAAAGCATACTTGCAGTACCGCGGGTTCTTCGACCGAGATGCCGGCTATGGAGACGCGGCGCGGCGGACTCCTGAACCCGAGCCGAAGAAGCGGTCACGAAGAAGGCGCGAGCGTACGATGGTGGACCTTGGTGGACATGGGAGGTTGAGATGATCAATCCGCTGCTCTTGGTACCGTTCTTGTGCGCGTTGCTCGGACTCGTTCTGCGTTCGGAAGAGGACCCCGACGCCGATGATTCTCAGCCGCAGGATGACGCTGAGGAAAGCGAACGGCCCGAGGACGTGTACAACATCGAGCCGCCTGAGGATGAGGAAATCTCTGACGGCGGCGAACAGGAAGCATCCGGCGATGATACTTCCGCCGGCGACGACCAGGCCGACGAATCTGCCGACGACCTTTCCGGCTTCGATGAGGCCTTGGTCACACAGGCCCGAGAGATGGGTTTCGTTGATTCCGAAATCCGGGACTTCGGGTCTGACGCTGCCCTTCAGCGGACCCTCGGTCTGCTCCGCGGTCGCGCAGAGTCTGCGTCTGATACAGCGGGCGACGACACTGCCGGCGATCTTCTTGGAGGCGCAGGCCAGGGGGAGAAAGAAGGGCCGGGGCCGGAAGGCGAACTCGAGGACTTCGTTCCTTTCGAGGTTGGCCTGTCCGAAGAGACCTATGACCCCGAACTCGTCAAGGTGGTCAAAGGACTGAGCGACCACAACGGAAGTCAGATCCAACGTCTCACTCAGCAGGTTGGCGCTCTTGCCAATGAGTTGAGGATGCGAGACGCGGTGAGTTTCGAGCATTGGTTCGACTCGGAACTGGAGACGCTTCCTGACGACTTCAAGAGCATTGTGGGCGAAGGCCCCGGCGTTGAACTGGGCAAAGACAGCCAGGAGTACAAGAACCGCATCAAGGTCGTGGACCAGATGAACACCATTGACCGCGGTCGTGAAGCCAGCGGACTCCCAGAGTTGCCACAGAGGGAGGTCTTCCGCCAAGCAATCCGGGCTGTTTTTGGTGACAAACAAGTGGAGTTTGCGAAGAGCGAAGTTCGCAGGCAGGCTCGCCGTCGAAAGGGACAGATCGTCTCGCGGCCCACGGCTCGTCACGGCAAGAACATTACAAGCGCGCGTGACCGGGCCATTGACTACGCCGAGCGGCGATCAGCCGAGTTGGGAATCCCAGCCGGCGCAGAACCCGATGAAGAGTTCTGACTGTCTCTTCGCCGTTAGGAGAGACAGACAATGGCCGTCCTGACTGCTGAAGAGATCCTCGATCTCGTAAAGGGGACTCTCAAAGAGTTGGGGAGGCTCAGGTTCCAGCAAATCGCCCAGAACCTCACCGAGTACGAGGTCATGTCCAAGTGGATGAAGAAGGACAGGGTGATGTTCGACAGCGGCATCGGGATCCAGCGGACCCTGATGACCAAACTGCCGGGCGCTGCAAGGCACGTGGGCCTCTACGAAGAGGATTCGGTCAACGTGGTTGACCTCCTCGAGCAGTTGAGTGTGCCGTGGAAGCATGCGACCACCAACTGGGCGTACGAGTACCGCGAGGGTCTGATGAACCGGGGCAAGGCCCTGGTCGTGAAGGTCCTCGAACCCCGCCGTGCCGGGGCCATGATCGACCTGGTTGAGGAACTGGAGGACAAGGCGTTTGACACGCCCGATGCTTCCAGCGACGTGGACCCGTTCGGCCTAGCCTACTGGTTGACCAAGAACTCCTCAACGGGGTTCAACGGTGGCCATCCGAGTGGCTTCTCGGACGTGGGTGGTATCGACACGTCGGTTACCACCAAGTTCAAGAACTACACCTTCACGTACAGCGATGTCACAAAGGCCGACCTGGTCAAGTCCCTGAGGACTGCCCATCGGAAGATCAGGTTCCGTTCGCCTGTGACGGTCAGGGACTTCCGCGGCCGGCTCGGTGAGCGCTATCGCCTGTACGTGAACGAAGAGACCATCTCGAACATCGAGGACCTCGGCGAAGCCCAAAACGAGAACCTCGGCCGCGATATCGCCAGCATGGACGGGACCATCGTGTTCCGCGGGCACCCGATCGTCTACGTGCCCAAACTGGATGAGGATGCGACCAATCCGGTCTACATGACCGACCACAGCACCTTCTACCCGGTGATCCTGAGCGGCGACTACCTGCGGGAGACTGGTCCGTTCCGAGCCGCGAAGCAGCACAACGTCTACGAGGTCCACGTTGACCTCTCGTACAACTACCTCTGTCTGGACAGAAGGAGAAATGCAGTCGCGTACGCTGCCTAAGGGCGCGTGGTAATCAGATGTCTCTTTCCGTCGCTCTCGTGTGGAAAACGGAAGGAGACTCAGAATGGATACAACTCGGCACGAAGCGGGACTGAGAAAGTTTCCGCGCCGGGTGTTTTTCACCGGCAGTACTGCCCTGGAGAAGGGGGTAGGCCTCTGCTGGGACCGTGACTACGGCACCGCTGCGAATGTTGAGAAGGAGCGGGACAACTACGTCGAGTTGCCCGACCTGACCAACGGCCTCAGGTTCGCCGGCGTCACGGCCAGAGCGTACAAGGCAGTCACCGGCGGGCAGTGGGTCATCATCTACGAGCCCGGGAGCGTCTGCGAGATCGCCCTGGCCTGCGACGTCACGGTCAATAGCGGGCTCACCACCTGTATCGCTGCAAGCGGCGCTCCAGGTCGATTCGGCCATGCCGGATTGCCTGGTCGCGGTTCAGCGGTCCCTCTGCAGACTGTGACGGGGATGCTGGAGAGCGACTTCACGGGCGCCTCTGCTCTGGACACCACCGGCAAGATCCTGACCGACAGTTCAGCCACGTTCGAGACGAACGAGGTCGCTGCCGGCGACAAGGTCTTTATCCTGGGTGTCGAGAACGATGGCACCGATTCGGGAACGCCTGGCGAGTACGAGGTCGCCAGCGTCGATTCCGAGACGCAGTTGACGCTGACTGCCGCGGCCTCCACCACTGGCGGCACGATGCAGTGCTCCTACTTCGTGGTGAGCGGGAACCCGGTGGCCCTGGCTCTGCTGCAGGGCAGCCTCTACAGCGAAGAGTCGGGTCTCATCGACTACGTGATGCCCCCGAACACGGGCCACGCTTCAAACGACACGTTCGCGTGCAGTCCGTATGGCGTGACCTATCTGCTCGGCGGGTTCACGTCGGCCACTCAGGTTGCCCGAGAGACACTGGCAGATGGTACCTACATCGGCCAGAGGAAAGGTTTCTATTGTCTCGGCGCTGTTGGTGGGTCCTACGACATCACAGTGGACCTGGCGACTGCGGGCCTCCAGGCAGATGGTTCTACCGCGATGGTGGGCTTGACGTTCGATGCTGCGGACGAGGAAGCCTACATCGAGTGGAACGGGATCTGGCGGGAACTCGCCCACGTCGGCGGCGCTATCGATGCATCCTGATCCTAACTTCGGGTATGGGGGGTGGCCTTCGGGCCATCCCCTGCCCGAGAAGGACCGACGATGAGTGAATCGACGTTGACAATCGTCTTCAGCGACCTTCAGAAAGCCGTGGGCTTCTTCCTGGGCTGGGGAAGTGATTCGAGCAACTGGAGCGCTGAGGAACTTTCGGCGATCAACTCGATAGTCCAAAGCGGATACCGGAAGTTTCTTGTGCCTCCCAAGTTGTCGGAGAACGACCCGGTTCATGTTTGGAGTTTCACCTGTCCCAATGCCTCTCTTTCTTTGACGGCCGGGACTGATGACTATGACTTGCCTGCCGATTTCGGCGGGCTCCGAACCGGCTTCTACTACAGTGAAGGCTCGCTGCGGAACCCCATCGACATTGTGGGTATCGGGCAGGTCCTCGAAGACCGAGCACGGCTGGCTGCAACCGGCCGAGCGCGGAAAGCCGCTATCAGGCCCAAAGAGTTCACAGGGGACACTGAGAGCGTCCGCTACGAGGTCCTGCTGTACCCGAACCCCCAGAGCGATGCAACACTCTACTACCAGTACAACGTGCTGCTCCACAAACTCTCGGACAGCGCGCCGTATCCCATCGGTGGTATGGATCATGGAGAAACGCTGCTTGAAAGTTGCCTCGCGGTAGCGGAGAGCAGACAAGACGACGAACTGGGGCCGCACCACGACTTGTTCATGGAGCGGCTTGCGGCCAGCATCGAACGCGACCGCAGAGTGATGACCCCGGACACTCTCGGGTACAACGCCGACTACTCGGATGGTAGCCAGTACGGACGGCGAAGTACACACGTCGTTACAGTAAACGGGGTTTCCTACCCATGATTGGAGACTGACTGATGTCTCTGCACAATCTGTGGAACGCACTGGCGTTGGCGCACATGAAGGACAGTGGCAAGGCCCTGTACATCCCCTCAGTGGGAGGCCACCTGTTGGCTTGGGGGACTACGGTGCCCTCTGACAGCGCCGCTGGCTATTCGCCTGGATGTCTGTTTTTCCATACAGACGGCTCGGGCGCTGAGGCGGTGCTGTACGTGAACATCGGGACAGCCACGTCCTGCAACTTCGACCTCCTCGACGCGGATCTGGAGGCTGAACTTGCGGCGGTGACGAACGGCAATGGTGCCTCCAAGGTCGGCGTGGAGGACGCCGACGCCAACTTCAACAGCGCCGATGTCGAGGCGGTCCTTGCGGACTTGGCCGAGCACGATATCGCCCATGAGAAGATCGTGTTCTTTGAAGACTTCCTGG